CAGTCCCGTCATTGACACTCAAAGAGTGAGTGCTATCTTGATTTCAAATAGAGTTGATAGACCAATCACTGATTTTGTTACAGACAACAGAGTCAACTCTATAACAGATGATCCCAATGCGTTCCAGTATGTGTCTAAAGAAAACAATTTAGATTCTTCTGCGACAAGCATCAAGATCTTACTCTCTGCTCATATCAATCAATATAGTGATATCAGAGCATTCTATGCTATCGGTGATGAGGAAGATTTTGAACCAATCTTTGAAGCTTTCCCTGGATATGCAACTCCAGTTCTTAATGACGGAACTACGGACAGACTAGTCCCTGTTTCAAATGCATCTGAAGGATTTGTATCCAATGATTTGACATTTAAAGAGTATGTATTTACCGTCGATGATTTACCTTCCTTCAAGTCTTATAGAATTAAGTTGGTTGGAACCTCAACCAATCAAGCATATGCACCAAGGATTAAAGAATTGAGAACAATAGCATTAGCATAATATGAAAGAAGTACGTGTAAAGGGTCGTTCTGATTTAATTAGAGACCCTTTAACCAATGCAATTATTAATACAAACAAAACTGCCCACGAAGAGTATATTAGTCGCAGGCAACAAAAACAAAAAGAAAACTATAAAATGGAAACTCTTGAGTCTGAAGTTGCTAGTATAAAAGATGATTTAAATGAAATCAAGTCGCTACTACGGAGATTGGCAAATGAATCCTGATCAAATTGAAATCAAAAACCTTTCTAAAAGTTTCGCATATACTCAACTTGCAGCGGAGATAGATAGTTGTAATGATTGTGAAGAACTCCGTAATATTGCAAAAGCATTTTGCAAATTATATTATAAACAGCAAGAAACCATGCAAATCATAGGGATTAAAGATGGCAACTAAAAATATTACTTTTGTTCCTAGTTCAGGAGTTCCTGTTGGTGCTAATTTTGCCATCTACAGCGGAGCAGACTTTCAGGCAGATATTACAGTTTATCAAATCAGTAATGAGGTATTTGATTTTACAGATTATACCGGTGCAGGCGCGATATCAAAAAGCCTTGCCATAGGTTCAAGTGCAACTTCTGCTGCTGCATTTACTGTTGGTTTTACTAGTGCTGCTGGAGGAAGGGTAAGGTTATCTTTAACTGATACCCAGACTTCAAATCTAACAGAGGGTCGATATGTTTATAATTTCAATGTTACCAGCTCTGGGTTTACATATCCATTATTAACAGGGAATATCAACGTTCATAATACAATCACTTCTTGAACCTAAATAAAATCATAGGAAACTTGTAAATAAATGGCACAACCATCTACCAGGGCAGAGCTCATAAATTATTGCAAGAGACAGTTAGGTGCTCCTGTCTTGGAGATTAATATTGCAGATGAGCAGGTAGAGGACCTAGTTGATGATGCTCTGCAGTATTTTCACGAAAGACATTATGATGGCGTCATTCAAACATTTTTAAAGTATAAAATAACTCAAGCGGATATCGATAGAGGTAGAACCAGAGGTGGTAGTAATGACCCTGTAGGTATTGTTACAACAACTGCATCTTCTACCATTGATGGTTCCTCTGTAACATTCTCATTTGAAGAGAATAGTAATTACTTACAAGTTCCACCTGCTGTTATCGGAATAAACAAAATTTTCAAATTTGATGGATCTAACACTGCTACTAGCAACATGTTCAGTGTTAAGTATCAGTTATTCTTAAATGATATGTACTATTTCGGGTCAACTGAAATATTACAATATGCTATGACAAAAACTTACTTGGAAGATCTTGACTTCCAGTTAAGCACTGAAAAGATGATTAGATTTAATCAAAGACAAGATCGATTGTATTTGGATATAGATTGGGATAGTGTTGAAGTAGATGATTATATAATCCTTGATTGCTACAGACTTATAGATCCAAATGATTTTTCAAGAGTATATAATGATTTCTTTGTAAAGAAATACCTCACTGCATTAATGAAGAGACAATGGGGACAGAACCTCATCAAATTTAATGGAGTAAAACTTCCTGGTGGAGTGGAGTTAAATGGTCGTCAATTGTATGATGATGCAGAAAAAGAGTTAGAAATTATTAGGGAGCAGATGTCTAACACTTATGAACTTCCTCCCCTTGATATGATAGGTTGATATCATGGTACTAAATCCGTTTTTTCAACAAGGTTCTTCAGGTGAACAAAGCCTTGTTCAGAGCCTAATTAACGAACAGTTAAAAATATATGGCATTGAAATTATTTACATGCCAAGGGCATACTATAACGAAAAGAAAGTTATTAAGGAAGTAGTTGAGTCTGAATTTGAAGAAGCACTTCCACTTGAAGCATATGTAGATAGTTATGAAGGATATGATGATAATTCAACTCTTTTATCAAAGTTTGGTATACAACAAACTAATGAAGTAAAATTGATTATTTCCCAGGAAAGATGGGAGGATTACATTAGACCATTATTAAAATCAAATATCACTACTTATAAAATATCTAATAGACCTAAAGAAGGTGACTTAATTTATTTCCCTTTAGGTGACCGTTTATTTGAAATAAAAGAAGTTGTACATGATAAACCTTTTTATCAATTACAAAAGAACTATGTTTATACACTGAATTGTGAACTCTTCCGTTATGGTAATGAGACAATTGTTACTGGTATTGATGAGATTGATGACGAACTAGTCGGTGATGAATTGTCAGGTGTAGAACTAGAGGATTCTAGTAGACTAACCTCCATAGGTAGTATGTTGTCATTGACTGTGGTTGGAACAGGAACAACTGCGGAGGCAATAACAACTTTTGTTGAAGAAGGTTCTATCAGATCTGTTGATGTTACCAACAGAGGTGGGGGATATATTGGTATTCCAGATGTTGGCATATCTTCTGCTCCTAGTAACGGAACCACAGCAACTGGTATTTCATCAATGATATACAATATTGCTGTTTGTAATGACAATGTAAGTGGAAACCAAGGATCTATTCAATCAGTAGATTTGATAAATCCAGGAGCTGGATATACCGTAACTCCGACAATCAGATTTACAGGTGCTAAACATGTCACTGCAGGAGTTGCAACTGCGATTGATGGATTTAGAACTGTTGGTATTGTTACCGTAACTAACACTGGATCTGGATTCTCTACTTCACCTGCAGTTACTTTCTCAACACCAATTCATGTTGGCGCAGCTGCTACAGCAATTTTAGCAACACCAATGGTAGCACTTGGAGTAAGTGTTACTTCTGCTGTAATAAGCATAGGAGCATCTAATTATCTGTTCCCAGGTGGAACTACAGGTGGAGCGTTCTATAAGTCAGCACCATACGTGAAGTTTAGTTTGCCCGATGTTTCCCCGGCTGGTGCTACAGCAACGGCAACAATGAGTGACTATGCAACTACAGGAGGAACTGTTCTTAGTATTGCTTTGACAGCAGAGGGTACGTATTATGCAGAACCTCCAACAGTTACAATATCAAGTCCAACAATAAGTCTTGCATCTGGAACCATAGGAATTACTGCAGGTGGAGCAATTGATGCATCTTCTCTTGCATTTACTACCACTGGTAGAGCATACAGAACAGCACCAACAGTTGCAATTACAACCACAGGATTTGCCACTGTTCCATCAGAGGATGCTGTTGGTATTGCAACGATTCATCCTATTACAGGTATCGTCACTGCTGTCTCTTTTGATGCTAATGACCCATGGGCAACGGGCACAGGAGCGACAATTGGCGCAGGGTATACCCAAGCACCTGGAATCAGTTTTAGTGGCAGTACAGCGGCAGTAGCAGCGGCTGCAACTGCTATAGTATCTCTTGCTGGAACCGTTACATCAATAGCAATAGGTAGTAGTGGATTTGGATATCCTCCTGGAGAAACAGCAACCGTTACAATCGGTGCTGCAGGAACTAACACTCCATTCAGAGCAACTGGTATTGCCACAATAAGATTCAACTCAATAAAAACCACAGGAACGATTGGTATTGGTTCAACAGTAATTACTGGAATAGGAACAACAAATGTAATTGTTGGTGATAGGGTTCGTTTAGAGAGTGGTTTTGATGGACCATTTAACTTCATCCCTGAACATACTTTTGTTACTGGAATAGGAACTGATAGTTTGATATTGAATCAAGCTTCAACAAACGTAGGTATCGCAACTTCTTCCTTTGAAATAGGAATTAATAGTTGTGGTATCGTAACTGGAATTACGATGACTTATGGTGGTGGTGGATACTTAAATCCACCAACGATAGAAATACAAAATGACGTTACCGTTAGCAACTATCATGAAATAGTTGCTGGAGTTCATACTGCAAAAGGATATGGAGTTTTAGATTCTACTGGAAAAGTTTCATATGTTGCAATAACAGACGCTGGAGCAAAGTATGTCATTGGAACTGGAACTACAAATATTACATTAACAATTGCTGCACCTCCACAATTAACTGATGGCGGAAACTTTAATTTCAATGAAATAGTAACGGGTCAAACATCTGGAGCAACTGCAAGAGTAAGAGCATGGGTTGCAGGCAGTAATATATTGGAACTAGGTAATGTCGCAGGAACATTTGTTCAGGGAGAAACCGTTGTAGGTAGGGTTTCCACAGCAAGTCATGTAATTAGAGTGGTTGGGCGTTCCACTGATCCCGAGGATGAAGGTTACGCAGATAATTTTAATATTGAAGAGCAGGCAGACCTAATTTTAGATTTCTCTGAAGAGAATCCATTTGGTATTCCATAAATATAGTACACAAGGTATCTAAAAATGTTTGAGTATTTTTATCACGAAATATTGAGAAAGACGATTATATCGTTTGGAACGTTGTTTAATAATATCACCATTCAAACAAAAAGAAGTAACGGTGATATAACTAGCACTACCAAAGTTCCTCTGGCATATGGTCCTACTCAAAAGTTTTTAGCTAGACTTGAACAGCAAGCAGATCTGAATAAAGGGACTGCAATGACATTACCAAGAATGTCATTTGAGTTTACTGGTTTGACTTATGACCCTACCAGAAAAGTAACCACTACTCAACAGTTTACGATTAAAGATCCTAAAGATGGGTCAACTATAAAAAAAGCGTACATGCCAGTGCCATACAGTATGGCATTTGAATTAAGCGTCATGACAAAATTAAATGATGATGCGTTACAAATAGTCGAACAAATTTTACCTTATTTTCAACCAGCATATAACTTGTCTGTAAATCTCACAGAAGAAGGTGAGAATAGAGATATCCCTGTTGTTTTGGAAAACGTTACGATGGAGGATAACTACGAGGGAGACTTCTCTGAAAGGAGAGTTTTATTATATACTTTTAGATTTACTGCAAAAACTTATCTGTTTGGTCCAGTATCCAGCGTTACTTCAGATATTATCAAATCTGTCAAAGTTAGCTATCTTGCAGGAAATGATCCTACTGATGCAAGCAGAGATCTTGCCTACAGGGTCAAACCAAGAGCACTTAAGAGTTACACTGGTGTCGTCACAACCAATCTCTCTGCCGATTTAACTGCAGATTCGATCGTTGCTGAAGTTGCTGATGGAACTACTATTTCTCAAGGTTCCTATCTAGATATTGAAGGTGAACAAGTATATGTTAAAACAGTTACTGGTGATAAACTTACTCTTGATAGAGGAAGGGACAGTACAGATGCAGTGGCTCACGTAAATGGCGCTCCTGTCAAAGCAATAACTGCAGCAGACAACGCACTGGTTCAATTCGGAGACGACTTTGGATTTGATGGATCGATAGAATGAAAATGACAAAGAAATTTGATGAGTTAAATAACGAGTTCAACATTTCCGATGATGTTGTTCAACCTGAAGTTGTGAAAGATAAGATTGAAAAGGTAAGAGAGTCTGTAGATGATATAAACAAGGACTACGAGTATACTCGTGGTAATCTGTATAGTATTATCGAAAAAGGACAAGAGGCACTCAATGGCATTTTGGAATTAGCACAAGAAAGCGAAATGCCCAGAGCTTATGAGGTTGCTGGTCAGTTGATTAAGAACGTTGCTGATGCAACCGATAAATTGATGAAGTTGCAAAAAGAACTTAAAGACGTAAAAGAAGAAACTGCTAAAGGACCAACAAACGTAACCAATGCTTTATTTGTAGGGTCAACTGCAGATCTTGCAAAGTTATTGAAGAGTGAAAGTCAAAAGGACAATAAATAATCTGGGGAGAGAAATCCCGAAGTACTAAGGTTACTAATAACATGTCTAGAGAGGACTTACCTTCTATTGACGATTATATTGTAGATCCAGAAAGTCTACCGTCAGTTGAAGATTACATAACAGAAGAAGTAGATGCAGAGTTACCTTCTGTTGAAGATTATATTGAGATTGAGGAAGCAACTCAAACCATAGAAGATGCTGATGGTAATACATTTGCAGAAGTAAAAGATATAATTCCACCATTTCCAGAATTAATTCGTCTGATCAACGATGTCAGGAAGGACATCCCAGATATTCCAGAAATAAAGTATTACGATAAAGAACTAGAAAGTCTAACCGAACAGATCAATCAGGTAAGAGAAGAGATACCTGAAATTCCTGAAGTTAGATATTATGAAGGAGAGATAGAGGCTATCTGTGAGCAGATAGATCTGGTAAAGCAGGTAATAGAAAAGAATGCTGCAGATATACCCGAAATAAAATATTATGATGATCAGATTAGTGTATTAGAACAACGCCTTGAGCAGGTAAATCAAAATATTGAGGAACTACCTGAACCAAAATATTATGAAGAAGATATTCAATCTCTTAAAATAGCAGTTCAAGAAGTACAGGATCAAATTCCTACATTCCCCAAGTGGGTCAATGAGGTAAATGAAGTTCCTGATTTCTCTTGGATTGGAAAGACCTTTAGTGTCATTGATGATGATTTCGTCAAAGTCCATGATGCAGTTGAGGGATTAAGAAGTAAGGTTGAATATGACCTCGATAGAATTGAAGAACATTTTGATAAAAAAGAATTTGAAACCAGAACTGATTTCAATGAGTTAAGAAAAAGTATTAACACTAGATTTGATACAGAGAAAGAGAAGATCTGGAAAGAGATTAAAGAGACCTCAATGCGTATGTGGGGTCATCATAAGGAGTTTAAAGATGATGATAGAAAGTTAAAGAAACAAATACTTGGAGAATATAATACTCTCAAGCAGACACTTAAAAAAGATCTCAAAGAAGTAAACAGGGAAAGTGTAAAAACTGATGAATTACTTCTTGGATATTTTAATGATCTGAAAAAAGAAATTTCAGAACTACCTGAAGTAAAATATTATGATAGTGATATTAAAAATGTAAGAAGTGAACTGAGAGATGAATTTAAGGATGGACTTAAATCTCTTCAAATTTTAGTTGAAGAGATTAAAGGGAAACAAGAGGTCTTAAAGGAAGAGATAAACAACAGACCAATAGCACCTGACCCTAGTCAGAAGCAAGGTAATGATCCCCTTACTCCAACTAATCAAGAATTTGCAACTTTAAAAGATCTTGCAGCAAACTATAGATTATTTGTTAATAGAGTTGAGCAGCAATTGTATACCATCGGTGGTGGTGGTGCTGGATTCATCAAAGACCTTGATGATGTAAGTTTTGATTCTGGTATTGGCACAAATAAACTATTAATTTATAATGGATCTCAATGGGTTGGTATTGCTAGCACTGCTCTTTCTGGTACTGGAGAGGCTACATCATTAGCAGATGGCGCAACCGGAGTTAGTCTTACTCTTACTGGAAATTTAAGTGTTGGTGGAACAATCACTTATGATGATGTCACTCATGTAGATTCCATTGGTATTGCCACTGCTAGAAGTGGTTTAGAGATTGGTGCTGGAAGTATAACCACAATAATCAAACTGGATGCTGCCACAGCAACTACTACAACAACATCAGAGTCCGACATAGACACTTTTAGTGCATCGGTCTTCAGATCTGCACAATATCAAATTCAAATATCAAGAGGGTCTTTATATCATGTCACAACTTTGAATGTTCTTCATGATGGAACCAATGTTTATTTGTCTGAATTTGGAACTGTCAAAACTTCAGATACTTCACTTGCTAACTTTGATGCAGATATAAACTCTGGTAATGTGAGAGTGAGAGGAACTCCAACTTCAAGTGATTCTACAGTATTCAAAATTTCAAAGACGCTTACAAAAGTATAAATATTAAAAGGGTATTGTCATCCAAATGAAAGAAGAGACTAATTACAAGTCCAGAGACAAAATCATGAAGAAAGCAAAACCTCTTCATAAGCATCTCTATAAGAGTCTCCATAAAGGAGATACTTCTGGTGATGTAAATGAAGAAAAGAATGGTCGTTGCCCTGCAGGACAATACTATTGTTATACAGATAAAAAGTGCAAACCAATTCCCCGTGGTTTTATGGTAGATCCTAAAGGTATGCTCCGTAAGGAGAATGGACACTCTGTTGATGATGAAGAAAAGAAAAATGGTAATGGAAACGGCAACGGAAACGGGAACGGAAACGGCGGTGCGGTCTCGGAGGGGAACAAAAGTGGTGATTCTTCTTTGCGTGACTGGTTTAGCAAGAGTCGCTCTTCTGATGGGAAGCCTGGTTGGGTTCAACTCGGTGGTAAATATGCAGGAAAACCCTGTGCAAAACAACCAGGACAAACAACCAAACCAAAGTGCGGTTCTAGCAAAATGAAGCGTGCTCTCTCCAAAGATGAGGAGGAAGCAGCATTCCGTCGCAAGAATCGTAAAGATCCAAATCCAGATAGAAAAGGGAAGGCAATTAACGTGAAGACAGAAGAATTTACAACTTTACCACTCAACATTGAGATCCCAACTAATATCAGAGATTTCAATCTTGGACTTATGTTCCGTGAGAGTTTGGATATCAATAGTGGAATGCTTTTCATTTTTGATGAAGCAGCACAACAATCATTCCACATGACTGAAACAAGAATTCCTCTTGATATTGCATTCATCACTGCTGATGGACTTATTGATAGTATCAAGGAATTAGAACCTCTTGACGAAACTCC